AATTAGGAGTTATATATTTTTGTAAGTTTAAATCTAACAAATCTCTACCTTCCGATAGCCCGAGCGCGGCGAGTGTTTCTTCTGATAGCGTTTCGTCGCCTGCGTCTTGATTTATTCTGTTAATAACAGCAGGGTTGTTGGCATTCATATCCTGCGCTCTTTGTCTGATTGGATTTATTAGACCAGAGGTTTCTCTTTGTTCTCCTTCGGCTATACTTCTTTGATTAGCAAGGCCCTGACTTACGGCACTGTTCACGCCCTGGCCGACCCCGGTGGCGGCAGTATCAAATAGCCCGCTTAAATTAGAATATTTTTGAGTAAGATCCTCAAACCCTTTTCTTGAGTTAGGAGCATTTTGCACGATTGTTTGATCAAGCGCGTTTTCTCCTCCCGTGTACGAAGGCCGCTTGTAGGTCTCTTTTAAAAGCTCACGCTGCCCACTCTCAGTTCCGGCATTTGTCACCTGGCCCTGCGCGGTGCCTACTGCCTTTTGAGTCGCAGCGTAGCCGTCAACTTGATCAAGCGTTTGAGGGCCTTTGTAGCCCGCTTTGTTTTGGTTATAAGTCGCCTTATCAGCGTCGGTTAAAGAGGTGACCCTACTGTAAGCATCGGTTGGATCATAGACCTCAACTTTCGGAGCCTTTGCAGAAAATGAATTGATCTTTTGAGAAGCATCTTCGGCATTGGCCGTAACTCCGCTCTGAATTCTTGCGCCCATCTGTTCGCCTTGAGGCTGATTAGCGTCGAGGTAACTTTGAATGTTAGCAAACTTGTCGCCCGAGCCCGATTGAGGCTTAGAGGTCGCCTCTTGGCCCGGAACACCAGTGGAAAAGGAAGTAGATTCACCCGAGACGTTAACCCCGTTTTTTTCCTTGTTCTTTAAATTATCTTCTTCAGTTATCGCTTGCGCCGCAAAAGGCATATGCTCTCCCTTTATCCGTATTCAACTTTTAGTCTGATCGTGTAAGTAGTGCCGCTTGTGAGCCCTGAAATATTAGAAATTAGAATACTGCCTTCGTTATAAGACCAGACAACCCAGGGCTGAAGGGTTGAATAGGCGTTGGTCGTATGGTCAAAGAGATAAATTGGATAAAGCCCCTTGGGGTTTGTTTTAAACTTCGATCGGAACTTGAGAGGATAATCTCCGCTCGAGTTTCTCCATTTGATTTCTCTGATTTCTTGAAAAAGATTATCCTCAACATTGATTCCGTTAGACAAAGCCCCAACTAAATCACCGGTAAACGAATTTAAAACCGTAAACAAAGGACCGATCCAATCTCTTTGCTTTGGAAAATCTTCTAGCGTGAGCTTGGCCGGGTTTAGTTTGCTCATGATCTGCCGGTTCTTTCACTGACCCACTCATACTGAATGCTTACGCCGTTTAGTGACCACTTCGAGTAAGCGTTTGCGATAGAAAGCTTTGTGCTAAGTAAAGATCCGCGAGACTTTTCTCTTGGGATAAAAACCCTTATAGGCTTTGGCCTACTCACGCCACCCCAAGCGCCACTTCCCCAAGCAAAGAGACCCCAGAATAAGCTACCAAAACTGCCCCGAATCACAGTGGCAGCGTAGCCCCCTGAAATATCGGTAAAGAAACTTAAATTACCTGTAATGAAGTTAGTTTCTCTAAACAGCACCGCTGCTTCTTGAAAATGCTTCATGACTCCTGGGTTTTCGAAGTGTTCAACTGTGTACTCAAGCTCACACGGGATGCACTTTAAGACCGTTATTGCGGCCACCGTCCAAGCTTTAATATCGTTAACGGTCACCGTATTTGAGGCAGCGTTAACAGCGGTAATCACAGAATAAAAGCTCGCCGATTGATAAAGAAGGTAACCGACATCAAGGCCGGCAGTGGTGTTTAAAACAACACTAAGTCCACTACTCGACACAACAGAAATTCCGTCGACTTCTTCGTCGGCATAGTCGGTGAAATCAAGGTTCTTTCTTTCTTGTAAAACATACTTATCATTGGGGTTACAAAGAAAGATTCTATCATCAACAGGATTTACAAACGCGTGAACGGCGTCTTTTCTCCACGTGGTCCAAGCTTGGGTGAAAGTGTTATAAACAAAAGCTTGAGTAGGGTAGTTGTCGCTGTCGGCTGAGATTGTGTGTAAAATGTATTTGCGATCAGTATCATAACCCACGCCGAAACTTTTGGTTTTAAGGTTTGTGTAATCTTCTGCGATAAGGCCCACGACTTCGTCCTCAATGGGTCGGCTCATAACCTGTACACCGATGTCACTAATGGCAACAATGCCTTGATCACAGAGGGCAAAGATTTGGTTATTAACCACCACCGCACTGTCGGGCGCTATAATTCGGGTTGAGGTATCAAGAGGAGTTATGTCCCAAGATCCTCCCGCGCCTGTTAGCCGAAAAACACCGTCGTCTTTTAATATAAAAATAGAATCTCTTAGCGCAAGAATCCTTCGGGCTTCAAAGTTTTTAGAGCCCACAAACTCAAGGTGCGATGTAGGGACGTGCTCAGGTTGTCCGTTTTTAGACCACATCAAACCGTTTGCGTAAACGTCTCCAGCGCTTGTTCCGGTTCCAATATCCCAAGCAGATGCGCGAGAAACGGTCACCGCAAAAGTTGTATTATCAAGCGTTCGCTTTGTGATTTGAATAAGTCCGGGGAGGTCCTGATATCCTGAAAGATAATAAGCATAAACGGAAGTGTTTGAGGCGTATTGATTGATGACCTTGACCAATGACCTGGCAGTATCGGCGATGTTTTGCGCGGCACTACCGGACGTGGTCACTTTAAAAAGGCCGCTCGCTACAGTTTCAGAGGCCTTGCCCGTATATGTTACGCCATCAATTACTATCGTGTCGTCGTTAACAAGCCCTGCGCCTGAAACCGCAAGAAGCTTGATGCTTAAGCTTTGCTTACTTTTCACGTTAAGGAAAAAAGTATAGTTCTTAAAGATACAAATATCTTTTGCAAAAGGGGGCTGGTCGTTTGCCTCTGCAATGCCCTCTTGAGAATCGTTTGTGTAAAGGCTTGCTCCCATAAGGCTCACGGGCCTTGATTCGGTAAATGTTATGCTCTTTGCTGCGATTTCCCCGGCTGTAGGGTTTTTCTCGTAAACAAGTTGGAGCTCATCATTGGGTTCCGTATTTTCATCGGCTGATTCTTTAGAGCGGTAAACTTGAAAGAAGTCTGAAGTAGCAATGCCATCGGGAACTGTAAGTGTAAGCGACACGTCGCGGGTTGCGGCTGTAGAGTTTGGGTTTACGACAACAATTCTTTGAGAAGGGGTCCCGAGATAGAGATTGTTGTTCGCATCGCGAGAGCCCCAGACCAGTCGGTAGGCTACTTGCTTATTAAAGTTCATCATGCCGCTTGAACCTGTAAGCGAACCCACACCATCAAGTGCCCTCGGCATTCCGGTTGTGTAAACCGGGCCTGAGAAAACGTCTAAAACTTTAATACCAACAGATGTTGTGAAATAAAGATTGCCGTTACTTTGCGCAAATTGCATTCGAGCATAATCGGCATCTGGGTGCAGGTAAGTGCCAGCATAATCAGTGTAACCCAATCCTTCGGTTTTATAAGCCATCGTGTTGTTGCTTGATCGTCTTACGATTGTTCGGCTTTGGTAAGAGGTGACACGATCGTTTCTTAATAAATCAGCGGCAGGGGCGTTTGCTTCGCGGGCAAAACCCCGGCGACTTTCAGCCACCGAATCTTTATCGATTACTATATTCTGAGCAAGAGATAGCGCCCCTTCGGGGACTTCGCTTAGTTGGTTCTGGTTTGTTTGCAAACCCTTTATTTTTAGAACCAAACTTTGGCTCATGTCTAATACCTGCCCGAGGTGAAATAATTGTGAACTTTCCCAGACCTCATCTTGACGGAGCTATTATTGACCCGTGGGTCGAGCATGTTGATGACAGTTTCCTTTAACTCCATGAGTGTTTTTTTCTCATCGTCGTAGCCCTTGTCCTTTTTACTTGAAAGAGACATGACTAGCCCTTCTTGCACAAGCACTGTGTGGAGTTCTTCCGGGGCCATGAGCACGGGCGCTTCGTTAGCAATACAGATCCAATCACCTATCGCTAGATCTGTTGGAAGGCTCGCGAAAGTGAGTGTGGTCCCTGCTACTGTTGAAATAGCCTGATCCATACTTAAAAGATCGTAAGGGTTTTTGCTTTGAACCATGTCAATGGCGACACCGTTAATGAAAGTGGCTGGGGCTGAAGTAACAACAATAGAGCTTGCGACAGAGTTAATCGACTCAACTTGTCCGCAGCTTGTTGGTAGAACAAGCTTAGAGCTTCGAGCAAAATACTTTACCCGCAGCGTGCCGCCTGTAATATCCGACGATAGTTCGATCGAGTTTCTGATAAGGTAATATCCACGTCTATTTGAAGCCCGATCTTCTTCAAAGTTTCTGTCTAGGTCGGTGACGTTACCGCTCCCGTCTACTAGCTTTAGGTCTCTGATTGAAATAATTCGGGTCGGTATGCGGTAGGTGGTGTTTGCTGCTATCGTGTAATCTTTAGTGGCAAGCAAGTATTCATCGTTTAATCGAAGTAGCATCGGAATAATTCCGACATCTTTGGCCATATTTAATAGAATAAGAAAATCAGCATCCGAAAATAAATCGTTACTTGTCGGGAATGATCCTTTTATTTTTAGGGCCGCTATAATTTCAGAAGTTGTCATTTTAACCCCAAGTATTTTGATAGTGTTAGAAGCTGTTGAACTTTTTCACCAAAAGAACCAGCACTTGCGCTTACTGAAAGGAGAGACGACCACGGATTGCCAGCGCCCCCCGCGTCCGGGAAAGCTTGACCTTTAACGACTCTGAAACTTCGTCGTAAGCCTTAACGATTGCATGCTGAAAGCTGCCTTCGTTTATATTCACGCTTTTTCGCTCATCATTTCAAGAAGCTTTTTCATAACTTCGGGGGAGATTTCTTCTTCAGAATCGGACACCAGATCTTTGCTTTCCTCGGGCTCAACTTCCATCATTTCACTCACGGGTTTTTTAACTTCAATCGAGGCTGCCATAAGCTTCGGGTGTTTTTTTAATCTGTCCCCGTCCATCTGGTCCATAAGGCCCATGATTTCTTGAGCTACCTTTTTTTTCATATCTAAATCATCCATGTTAAGCCCCTTTCGCAAACGTATTGATGACATAAGTGATTTGACCAGTGGTTACAGCCCAAACGACTCGAACATAGTTAAACATCGGATCAATTTTTTCGTGAATAAAATTAGCAGTTACAGTCACGTTATTAGTCACCGCAAGATCGAAATAAGTAACATCGTCCATAGAGGCTTGTAGTTTGTACGATCCACCAGTGAGTGCTGCGGGCGTTAACGTGTGAGTACCGCTTCCGTCGCCTGTAATATCAACAGCAGATCCAGCAAGAGCATTTGCAGCAGAAGTCGCTAGCTTAATCAATGTCGCGCTAACTTTGATGACCCAGTAGTCTGTTGTACTAAGTCCGGTCGGGAAAGCAGCGGCCGATGTTGTCGCGGCAACTTTAAGTCCTGTTGCATATCCGTGAGCCGCGATTGTGATCGTGTTGTCAGCAATACTGAATGCGTTGTCAACGCCTGGAGTAGTTACCGCAAACGCAAATCCTGTGAGCCCTGTGTCTGATAGATTTGTTAAATTATATTTATTTACCCCTGTCACTGTTACGACGTTATTTAATACAGTAGAAACAAATGCAGAAAGAGCATCAACAATAGTATTTGTTGAAGATGCAATGCTGTTTGCACTTGCGCTCTTTGCAATGGCGATTTCATTTATCACGGCACCAGTGACAACAGGAGCAACACCTTGAGAGTTTACGTTGTACCAAAACACGTTTTGAATGTTACCGTCTGGAGCGTACATTGAGAAATAGGTGTTTTGTAAATTTGAAGCTACACCGGCAGTCGTCTCGGCCTTCGTAATTCCACCAGCTCCAGCGTCTGTTGCATTTTTAACTACAACAGGGCCTACGTTGGCCATTCTGACTTGCGTGAAGGTCATCGTACCATCCGAAGCGGTATCATTAGTTGTAATTGCAAGTGTAAAACCACGGAGTTCATTAAATGAAATTTCAAAGGCAGCCGCGACATTAGCCGCTGATGTCTCTGCGCTAATATTACATTGCTTTTTGAAGTCAGAGGGAATGGCCGCCCATATTGCTCCGGTCGGCGCTGCGTCTGTGCCTGTCTTATTTACAGCGACCGCGTATTTAATCCCAAGTGAGTCCTCTATGACTACATAATCTCCAGCCGTACTTGCGGCTTTTGTTTGAAACGTGACTGTTTGGACTTCTAAAACTCCAAGGTCAGCAATCGTTGTGACTGTCGATATTTCGGCTGTACCAGATACAAAAGTCTTCGCCGATGGAGTTGTCACGGTAGTTGCTAAAAAAATACCGTAACCGCTTTTATTTTTAATCTCGACCGCTGTCATATTAAGCGCGGCGGCGACGCCTCCCGACTCTATTAAAAGTTGATTACCGGTCATTTTATTTCCCTCTTATCGTTTTGATTAGCTTGTTAAGTTTTGTAGTCATTGCTAGTTACCCAATCTTACTATTGAAAATCTGTTAATTTTAAAGTCGCCCGCTGCCGTTGCGTTTGCGTCTGGTCTGATGTCTAAAATGTCGCCCGTAACAAACCTTCTCATCAGCGTAACTCCTGACGCTTGAGACGAGGTGCTTATATTTTCGCCCTGCGCGATTGATGCGGCGTTTAGATAAACGTAGGCCGTGATCGACGTTGAACCTACATAAATCTGACCATGAACTAAATAGAACCCTGGGGCTGGAATTGTATAACGACCCGTACCTACTGCGTAGCCGCTATGAGAATCATTGAGCACGTTTGTGTAAATATAAGGTGCCGAAGTAGTCGCCGCAGTGGTTGACGTGTCGGCTGAGAAGTTAATGCTTTCACTTGCTGCAACTTGCCCGAAATCACCAACTTGCAAAACTGTACCAGCAGACGCCCATGTTCCAGCTGTAGTCTGCGTATTAACTATTTTTCCAATTAATCTGATCGGAACATTTGTTCGAGCTGTTGTTGAGTATAAAACGGTAGCAGAATCAGCCGCACCCGCACCGCCTTCAGCGGTCGTAGATTTAACCTGACCCTCTGTGAACAAGAAATTTGACACCGCTAACTCTAGTGCCCCAGCGTTATCAATTAAGTAGACCCAAATGGTTGTTGCCTGTGCGCTTACCTGGCCTAAGGTTGACCCTGATGAAATAACTAGAGATAGCGCGGCGGTAGCAGACCGTTGATTATAGAGCCCGCTTGTTAATGTAGCTGAGCGCATTCCAACTTTTACGCTGGCTGCCGCGGCTCCTGGATCTGTCGAGCCATCAGCTTGTTTTAATGCAATTGTAAGGGCGCTACTGGCAACACTTGTAGCTATTCCTAAGTTTGAAATTTCTTGGCTGGAGGAAGGGGCACTTGCTACCGCAACCCAAGTTGGAGCACTCGCCGCGTTTGACTGAAGCACTTGGCCAGAAGTGCCTACTCCAACATTTACTTGCCTTGTACCGTCTGTATAAATTACGCCACCAGCGGTTACTGCAAGCGAAGTATTGTTAGTGCCACCGTTTGCAATCGGAAGTGTGCCCGTTACTCCTGCGGTCAAGCTTATGTTCGTTATTGTGTTGCTAGCTCCTGAAATGGTTTTATTAGTGAGTACCTCTGCTCCTGCTAGTGTCGCAAGAGTGCCTGTTCTTCCGGAAAGCAGAGCAAGCTCTGTGGCGGTAACAGACGAAACTGAAACAAGTCCTGATCCGTCGCTTACCAAGGCTCTTGAAATCGTGAGTGCTGCAAGCTTTGAATAAGCAATGGCGGCAGCGGCAGCGATATCGGCGTTTACTATCGCGCCTGCGAGCGCAAGTTTTGAGTAGGCAATCGCGGCGCTGGCTGAAACGTCAGCGTTAACAACAGCACCTGTTAGATTTAATTTAGAATAAGCAATCGCGGCCCCTGCGGCCACATCTGCGTTTACTATTAAACCTGAGCTTAAGAGTGTTACCCCGTTAAACTGTAGAGCGTTAGCAGCAGATACCGTAAGCCCAAGGTCTGCACTATTGGCAGCATTTCGCCAAGAAAGTAATTCTGTGTTCCCAAGTCTCACTATTCCAGTTGAAGCTGGATTAGTCGCTCTTGATTTAATGTAAGAAGATTTAAGACCGAAAGTAGCGCCGAAATCAACCTCGGCAGTTAGAGTGAAAGCCCCTCCTGTTTTTTGTAAAACACCAGAGCCTATTGCTATAAAATAGTTAGAGAGAACCGTTCCCCAATTACTATCTCCTTCAGCGGGAATAGCATAAACTGATCCGTTTAAGGTCACATTGGTTGCCAAAGCAGGACTCCTTCACACAACAAAGAGCCCGAGAAACAAATCTCAGGCCCTTAGCTTAATTAATAATTAAAAAACTCAAGTGTTGGTGATAGCCGTTCCCTTAACGCATTTTGCCGGGGTCGTGCAGATAATAGCCTGAGCGCCGTACAAACGAAGCTCGTAAGCGTTCTTATCTGGCACGTGAAGAAACATTTCACCTTGACGACCGGGAGTTTCAAAAGAGAACTCCTGAGTGCCAATGCGCTTGAAACGCTTCTTTAAAGGAGCCGCAAAACACTCGCCCTCTTTAATAAATGGGTGCGGGATAATGTTCACTTTTCCGTTTGGTCCCATTAGACAAATGGTCTCAAAACCGGCCATGCCTTCTTTTTCAGATTGTCCACCATTTTGGCGGCGAAGATCTGTCATGGTTCCAGAGAGATTCATAAATGTTCTAGGAGACATCAACACGTCTACTTCTTCCATCAATCCGCCCTTAGAAACAGCTAGGCCGATCATGTTTAGAATCTTTGCAGTAGTAGCGGCAGTAGATCCAAACGAAAAAGAAGATCCAGACCAGAGCGCGTAAGTGGCGGCACTGATTCCAAAAAGAGTTCCGGTGTTTGCTATGATTTTATCAATTCCAGCGGGCTCGGCCCATGTGCTAGCGGTAAGCTTTGCACCTTTGTAGTGGATGTATAAATCGCCAATACCTAGTGCTGTGTCTAGTGCGCTAATGCCTGTGGTTGTACCAGTAAATACGATTGTTCTGTTTGTGTAGTTAACCGAAGTAACAACAAAGACAGAATCTGCCGCTGTAGAAATCAAAACATCATCAGCAACTTTGTAGAAATTCACAATTGCATTCTCGGCACCGGCCCAGATTCCAGGAGCCCAGCCAGCGGCAAGCATAGTTACCGTGGTGGAAGTAGTGCCAATGTTAGCGCTTGAGTCAGCAGTACCAAGACCGGTTGCAGATTGACCATAAATAAAAGCCTGTTCTAGGCGTCTAGATCCGGTTTCAACCAAGTTCTCAACCATTAGCTCAGTAGCACCTTGGAAAGCTTCTTTGCCTCCAGAGGCCGCTTTTGCAGCAGCTTCGTAATCCATTTGACCACGGATGATAATTTGATTTGCATCAACTGAAGCCTCTTTTAAAGTGCTAGCAATCGAATCATTTAAAGTCGAAACACCAGCTCCAGCCGCTAGATATGTAACACCCGCTTCAGAAGAGAGGATTACAGGGAAGTTGTAAGACTTTCCGATACGTGCAGACTTTTGGAACGGCACTTTCTTTTGAACGATAGAAACTTCAGGGATAACCTTGATAGGTCCTTCGCCATAAACTACTTTAAATAAACCGTCGAGGGTTGATGTGGTATTTTGTTGAGCCATGTTTTTAAACTCCGAGGCGTATTAGCGCCTAAATGGGTTAATGTTGGGTTAAGTATTTTTGAAATGTATTTTGCCTTTGATTATTTAAAATCATTTTAAGGGCACTGGTATAAAACTCTTGAAACACGCAAGCTCTTGTATCGCTGGTTTTGCGAAAAGCCATAAAGTACAGCCTGACCCATGTGGGCTGGTTTTGCCCTGAGACGACATGCACGATAAAGCTATGATCGGCAAACAGTTTAAAGATTTCAAGCTATTTCTGCATGTTTCTTCTAATTCTTTCTTTCCATTCGTCCGTGGTCTCGTAACCTTTATCAAGTTTTGGAGCGGGAAGAGGGGCTCCGAGTGGTGTTTTCTTACCAGACTGAAACACCTGGCCTTGTTTTTCTTGAAGAGACTTTAGATCAAACTTTCTAATCTTGTTTGCGGCATCTTTGCCAAGCATATTAACAAGATGCTCGCCGTCTGAATCTCCGACAAGAGACTTTACTATGTCCAAAAGATCGTTCTTTACTTCTTGAGCTAGATCATCGGGCGTTAGTTCTAGCCCGAACTCCAGGTTCTGAGAAAACTTGGCCGCCATTCTTTTTACAAGCTCTGGAGATTTTGGAAGTCCAGACTTTTGAACAGCAGCAATAATGGTTGTTTGAAAGCTTTTAGCAAAATCAGCCTCGCGCTGTTGGCTGACCTGAAGATCCTTGTCGGCTTGTTCGCGAGTGTTTTTTTCTTTATAAGTTTCGTTTTCTCGTTTTAGATCCCGAAGTTCTTTTTGCTCAGGAGATAACATATCGTCTTGGATCTTTTTTAAAAGATACTTCTCTGCTATCTCTTGACCCTTAGGACCAAGGCGCTCAAGCAAAGTCTCGGGGTTATTATCGAAGGCCTTAATAATCTCCATGGCTTTTCGTGTCGATTCTTTTGATTCGGTCATTCTCTTTTTTGCAGCCCGAGCAAGCTGGAGTTTATTCCGCATACTTTCTTCGTCATTAAAATCAATTTCTTCGTCAACTTCTTCGCCGTCTACTTTGAGCTTAAACTTTCTAATATCGGAAGCCTTCTTTTCTTCTGCCGCAGGGATAGCCTCGGCTCCTTCTACTAAAGCCTCTGTGTTTTGGTCTGTCGCGGCACTTTCAACGGGGGTAGCCCCTTCTGTTTCGAGCATGATTACATTCCTTCCATGGGCTCAAGCCCAGGAGCTTGCGCGGGGTTTGGTAGCTTGGTTTGTTCTGCCTGCTGAGTTATCGGGTTTTGATTATCCATAACCGGTGCGGGCCCCTGACCTTCAGGAGCTCCCATCTCTGGTGGCGGTGGTGGTGGTGGTTGAAACAAAGATTGCTGCTTTAATACCTGAGCAAGCATTGGGTCCATGTTCTTTGCGATATCAAGATGCTCTTGAATATGGGCCTGAGTGATCTCTACAACTTGCGGGTTTTCTCTAGCTTCTGGACTATTTAAAACAACCGAATGTTCTAAGATATGCATCGGGTGATCGTCAGTCAAAAACGCTTGAACCATTTGCCCTTCCATCAGCTTTTCGTTCTCGGTGCGCATTAGATTAATCTGCGACAGGTCATGCTCGTAGAGTGGCTCAAGGTTTCCGGTCGTGAGTACGCCGATATATTGCTCGGGTGTTTTAATCATGCCCGGTGCGGCGAGAAGTTGGTTTGCAATCTCCACACGTCCTGCACTGGTTTTTGTTAACGGGTTTGCAGTGTCACAGATAACTCTCGAAATACCTTGAAGGTCTTTATTGCTAAAAGTTTTCAGTAAACTTCGCTTACTTTTTCCAACAATTTGCGCCGTTCTTTCAACTACTGCAAAAGTTTGAAGAAGCTCAATGATCGCCGTGCCCACGTTTTCTTGTAAAAGAGTTCTAGAGAGCTGCACTCCACTTGAGAATTGGATAGCTTGTTGAGCAAGCAACGCCATTGCGGTGCCAGACATTGCCGCAGGAGCATTGCCTCGCGAAATCTGAGAAACCCCAGCGATCAGCTCGCTTTGTTGCTGCATGAACTCGGCAAACTTAAATACTTCGGGCGCTGTCTTAAGTAAGTCCATTGATTCCATTTTGCCAGCCTTAGGGTCGTATTCCCACACGTTAAGGCCATCCATAACATTTACCACATTAGGGGCGGCACCTTTAGGGCACTGGAAGTTTTGAACAGCATTAGCAGCTTGGTTTGTTAAAATTGCAGAAACCGTGGCATTAAACGCATCTTGTGTCGGCAGAATATCCATGAGGTTAGAGTGGCCAAAGGATGTTCCAATTTTCTTTGAGGCGCATGTTGGGAATAAATAGACGCGCTTAAAAGGAAGTGGCCCATCAAACAAAACAATATCATTTGATAAGATAACCGTGATCCGGCCTTGAGGCATCGATGGCGTCTTGTCGTGCATTAATGTATAAACCGGAATAAGGTCGCTTTTCAAATCAAGCTCTAAAGAAGATGCTCCGCTTGTTAGCTCATATTGAACTTCGTCTTTTAGATCATAAGAAAGCTTTGATATTTTCTCGGCAAGCTCGGGGCGCTCGGCTGCCACGTCCCACTTGTTTCTAAAGTCTCGAACAATATACCAGTCGTGGTTCATATCTCTTCGGCGAACATCTCGGGCCACATCGAGCAAAGTGTAAGACTTTACTTCAATGTCACCTTGTTTAATCGGTAAGCCATCGTCCGGGTTTTGACCGTGAATTTCTCCCCCGCTCACGTTCCAACCAACACCAACCCAGCCCTCTCGAAGAAACAAACATTTCTCGACAGCTTCGTTAAGAATAGATTCAATTCCCTTTTCTCTCATGTAGTAATCTAGCAGGCCACTTGCGAGCTGAGTATCGGCCTGAGATTCCATATCAGTATTTACCGCGCGAGCCTCCCAAGCCGGTCGTTGAGAGGTGACATCAACATGCACGTGTCTGATTAGATTTGCGTAGTGATTAACATGCATGACCTGAAGGGATTGCCCCAGCGTCTTAATTTGTGTGTCACCGTAAAAGGTTGAATAAGACTTTCTTAATTCAGACAGAATTAAACTTTGGCTTATGTATTTTTTGTAGCTATTAACCCTGCTCATTATTTCAGGTGCTAGCGCGTCTTGTTCAAGGCTTGCCCAATATTGATCCATTTTTTCTCCAGGGGAAGTTTAAAATCGTTTCATTCTTATCAAGTTCTTATAACTATCTATCTTTTCGTCTGATCTGTTATCAATTTGTCCAAAGCTAACTTTAACCGGGATGGGATTAGTCACCTCATCGATGCTACGAACCAAATACATTAGCGCAGCCAGCGCGTCGTAATGCCCGAGGGTTTTACTTCTTCCAAATTCGGTTCTACTCTCGTTCCATATTCCAAACTTCATTGAATCTATTAAAGTCTTACAAGACTCATCAATTTCAATGCGTCCGTTCGCAATCCAAACTCTTAAATTGTTCACCATTGCGTGAAGCTCATCTTTTGTGGTCGAGTGAAAAAACATGTTATGGATAGAGCCTAAGTCTAAAAGCAAGAGCGGGTTATTGTTGTCAGCCACGCGCTTATAGGGCTCTTTCCCGTTCCATAGTTCTTTTTCAATATCGCTAATAGCTTTATGCAAGAGGGGAGTGGTCATTGATGGCCCGCTCATTACAAGCTCGCGCTCGATGACAAGCTTCCCTCTCGGGAAATCGTAATATCCGAATAGGTTGACGTTTAAGTCCCGAACCCCAAGGTCCATTCCGTTATATTTATGCAACAACTCATAGTGCTCCGACTTAGCGCCACGAGAGTGGTCATAGCCGAGCATCTCAGGTAAAATGGCCCTTGTTTTATCAGTAACAAACATGCATAAATATTCACGCAACCAGTCTGTTTCAGTCAGACACTCTTTTTTATATTCTTCGATAATAGCGGGCGTTGCCATTGGGTTTTTATAGATATTAAGCTCCACATAGGCGTTTTCTCTTTTAGCTTTTATGCAAAACTCTACGATATCGTGATCAGGAGATTGTGGGGGAGTTGTGATCATTAAAACTCTAGCGCCCTCACGGTACATGGTCATAGGGACCACAACGCTTGAATATAAATACTTTAAATTCTTTATAAACGCTGCTTCTTCAAACACGTAAAGGTCACAGTAGTTACCACGACCAGCGTTCGGGTTTCTGTCGAGTCCTACAAGTTGAATTTCTGCGCCATTGCTGAAGCGATATTTCTTCTTAGACTCGTTCCATCTAGGCCTTAAGTCGTCGGGCATATCGTCCATGACTAGGTCAAAAGCGGGCACGATAAACTCCTCAACATCTTTAAGAAATGCTGATGCGACTTTGATTCGGCCATTTTTAATGGATCTAGCGACCATGACACAAACAACGGCCACCCAATACGTTTTCCCAAAGCGTCTAGCGCAGATAGAAAC